TCTCCTTGGCTTGAAGCGGAAGATTTAAACGACCCGACTTCAATCAACTTTTACGATCCAGAGTTTTGGCAGGTGCAAGGCAAGAAGATACACAAAAGCCATATGGTTATTCTGATTGGCGAAGAAGTTGCCGACATACTCAAGCCTAGTTACCGCTATGGTGGTGTGAGTATCGCGCAAAAGGTATATGAGAGAGTTTATGCCGCAGAAAGAACAGCTAACGAAGCGCCACAACTTACCATGACTAAGCGCTTAAATGTTCGAAAAGTCGATCTAGAAAAGGCCCAAGCCAACAAAGCGCGATTCATAAATAATCTAAAAGCTGCCAACGAATACCGAGACAACTACGGCCAAATGGTGATTGGTACAGGTGAAGAACTACACCAACTAGAAACGTCACTGTCTGATTTAGATAGCGTTATTACTAGTCAATATGAAATAGTATGTTCGATCTTCGATATTCCAGCAAGTAAACTACTTGGCACTGGTCACAATGGTTTTTCCACTGGAGAAACCGACGAGGATTATTACATTTCATCACTCGAAACTCTGCAAGGCACAGACCTAGAAGATATTGCCAATGCGCACTACCAACGCTTAATTCCTTCTCTATTTAATGAGTCGTTTGACGTTGAGGTGGTTTGGAAACCGCTTAAAGTTATGTCAGATAAAGATCTGGCAGAGGTGAATAACCTCAACTCACAAACTGCTGTCAATGAGGCGAATATTGGCGCAATCGACGCAGTAGATGAGCGGAATAGACTGATTGAGGATAAGAACAGCGGATATTCTGGAATGGAAGCTCTAGACGTTATCGACGACGATCCCGAAACGGAAGAGGCAATGGACGCTCAAGATGGTTTTGATGAGCAGTCTTGCATTGATGAGATGTGCGAAGATGCCTACGACGCAGAGTACAAAGGAAAAAAGGTGACATTGAACAAACCCTTTAAAACACCTGGCGAATCAAAAAAATATGCGGTTTATGTAGAGAACAAAAGCGGTAACGTTCAGATTGTAAGGTTTGGCGATCCAAATATGGAGATAAGGCGCGACAACCCACAAGCTAGAAAGAATTTCCGTTCTCGGCATGATTGCGCTAACAAGAATGACAAAACCAAGCCGGGTTATTGGGCTTGCAAATTTTGGTCAACAAAAAGTGTGAGCGAGCTATTGAATGGCTAGAAAAATCAAGCACAGAAAATTCAAGCTTAGCGAGTCTCGTCAAAAATATGTAAAAAACAGGACAACCACATTAAACGGTGAACCTGTTCGCATGAACCCAAGGACGGCAGACCGCTACGCCTTGAAAGTCGAAAAAGAGGTGCGCAAAATGCACCTTGATGTGTCGGGCAAAGTTGAAAAGCTGTTTGATTCTTCTACGGCTAAAAAGTCTGTTGCAATGGATGCGTCAATATCTTCACAGGCGCGTATCTTGATGAACAAGCTTATTGATAAATGGACGAAGCGTTTTAACTGGTTTGGCATTAACTGGACTGATGACTTGATGGGCGATGTTACCGATCAATCTGGCAAAGACCTATCAAAGTCATTAGAAAAGCTATCAGGTGGGCTTACTATCAACACTTCTACCATTGGACAGCGAACCAATGACATTATTGTCGCCTCAACTGACCAATGCGCAAGCTTGATAAAAACCATTGCTCCTGAATACTTAAAGGAAGTAAAGCAAGCTGTTATGCGTAGCATTACCGATGACACCAAGAGCTTTACTGAGCTGAAAAACTCCATTCATGAAATGCTTCAGAGTCGCTATAAGAAGTATAAGAACAAGGCGAAGAATACGTCACTTGATCAAACTAGAAAGGCATATAATTCAATAACCCGATCACGCATGCGTGACGCTGGTATTACTCATTTTAAGTGGAACCATTCAGGCGGAAGCGTTAAGCCACGTTGCTATCATAGAGATGAGTTAAACGGAAAAGTGTTTGATTTAAACAATCCACCTATTATTGACAAAAAAACTGGGGAAACTGGATTCCCCGGTCAATTAATAAACTGCAAGTGTTTTCAAACTCCGGTGATTAAGTTTGATGATGGGCAGCCAGATTGACAAACAAACAATCAAACATTACTATCAAAGCATATGCACACACTCGTTTGTTGCTCCTTTGATAACCATTCTTTTGTAGCTGCCCCTCGCATTTGAGGGGCTTTTTTTAGCTAAACACCTTTTCAATTAACGGGTTTAACTTCGGCTTTATCAAATCGAAAACGCTTGAGCTTCTTTGCATTTTTCTTCCAAATCCTAGTAACTGGTAACTAGGGCTTTTATAGTTTGAGTTATTAACTACAAAACCATGACGCCGCTTTAATTCACCAATAACCTCGATCACCTTCTTTCGTATCAAGCCAGTAGTAAAACAGATTTCCATGATTGGCAATTCTCTATCTCGGTTTTCATAAAGCAAATCTGCAACGGCTATGATATTTTTGGATCGTAGATTGAATGATCTCCTGCTGTACTCTGCGCTGATTTGTTCCTCAGTCGCGTCTGTGAATGTTATTTTGCTCACGACCACCACCCCACTAAAAAACCAAACGCACATATAGAAGCCAAAGCAACAAACAACTCAGCCTTACCGATTGCTTTGGACTCTTCCCATTTTTCAAAATTGTTTAACCATTCTTGTTGAGCTTGTTTATCATATTTGTTCATCTATCCACACTCCTGTTCAAATTGTGCTTTGATTTCTTCCTCGGTTAACTCTCCATCCTTAACGGCTTTAACTTCGAATCGGTAACCATAAAAAGCTCGATGCGTGAAATGTACCGTTTCACCTCTTGTACATCGGCTTAGAACTTGCTTTATATCTTGGTAGAACTTTTTAAACCGCATTATTAACCTCACTAATCTGGTTACAATGTAAGCGTACTAAGTAAACCTTGCAAGTTAATTCTTGCTATTAAGTCTATTTTTTGCAATAGGTGTTTTATGGCCATATAATAAAAACGTTTATTGACGGACTTTTGACGCATGGCGACTAAGCAAATCACAGATCAAAACGGATTCATTACGATAAATAAAAACCCGATCTCAAAGTCGGGCGTTTTTGAATATCTTGGTTCTAATATTTCTAGTGAACTTGAGCCGAACAAAATCTACAAAGTTTGGCGACCGGAAGCCGAGCTAAACAACCCCGAAACAATTGAGTCTTTCAAGCTCGTTCCTTGGATTCCCTATCATGAAATGCTTGGCGAAGATTTCACACCTGCTGAGAGTGTTGGCGTGCAAGGTATTACAGGCGAAGAAGTAGTTTACGAAAATGGCACATTATTTTCTAAACTAAAGATAATTGGTGAAGACTTAAAACAGCAAATTAAAGCTGGACTTAAAGAATTATCATGTGGATTTCGATGCATGTGGGATTTAACTCCCGGCATTACACCAGAGGGTGAGCCATATGATGTAGTCCAGCGACAAATTCGCGGTAACCATCTGGCTAGTGTCCCGCAGGGGCGCATGGGTTCCGAGGTGGCCGTGATGGATAGGGCAGTTTTTGCCCTTGATCATCTTGACTTAAACAAAATTGAAACTAAACCAGATGGTGACGATATGAAGATCGAAGAACTTGTTGAGCTGGTAAAACAGCAAAGCGAGCAAATCACAACTATATCCTCGGCTATGGATGCTATGGGCGAGAGAGTAAAGTCTATGGCTGAAGATAAAAAAGCCAAAGATGAAGATATGGAAGAAGAAGGCGAAGCTGAAGACGAAGACGAAGACGAAAAAGACGATAAAAAAGCTAAAGACAAGTATGACGAAAAGTCTAAAGCTATGGACTCGAAAATTGAATCTTTGGTTGGCGTTGTTGAAAAGCTTTCCGCTAAAGTTGATAAAGTCGCTGCAATGGATGGTGCAAGCATTATCCGTGAGGTAAGCGAAAAGAACGAACTTGCTGATCAAGCTTCAAAGATTGTCGGAGCTTTTGACCATAGCGATATGGATAAATCAGCCGTTGCAAAGTACGCACTTGAAAAAATGGGCGTTGCTTGTGACTCAGGCAGTGAAGTTGCTATGTTTAAGGGCATTCTTCATGCTAAGAGCCAGCCTCGTTACATTGACGACGGTTACGGCCAAGATAGTAAATCAGGTGGCACAGCGCACCTTGATGCACTAAACGACATTATTGGGGGCTAATGCAATGGTACAAAAAGTCGTACAGAATATAGAATTTGCAACTGGCATACCTGGTGAGTTTTACACAAACCTGCATCAGCGTACAGTTGGCAAAATCATCAACTCAACTACCGAGTCTCTAAACGTTATCGGTGTTGCAGTTAAACAAAAAACATCATCCGTTGACGACGAAGTTGCAGTCGATGGAACGGGCGCACTTGCTGGCCTTCTCGGTATGCCTAAAGTGGTTTACCGTAACACATTAGATCCAGTTACTTTTGTTAGCAACGGCCAACAAGTGGAAGTGCTCAAAGCTGGCTACGTTGTGGTTAACCTACCTGCTGCTGCAAATATAGGCGACTGGGTTTATTACAGTGATACTACTGGAGTGCTAGAAACTCAAGCCCCTGGTGCGGTACCATCATCCGGACACTCGCGATTACCTGGCGGCACTGTTCAAATTAAAACTGTTACTGAAGCAGGTGTCGGAATTATATATTTCGATCTGGCTGGCGATGCAACAGACCCAAGCTCAGCATAAGGACGGTAAAAAATGCCAACTACATCAAAAGTAATTAACGTAGCACCTAGCCGATCTAGCACTGCTATGGACGGGAAGCACCTATCTAACGAAGCAATCAAAGCACTAGCGATGGATGCAGCAACACTGGCTAAAATGGGCGTTGGTATGCCTCGCATCAATAGCGCAATGCGCAACATGATCGCGATGGACTCCATCACGCAGCCAGTAACAACGCCATCAGTCGGCACACCTGTACAGTTCTTGCAGGAATTTTTGGCTGGTCTTGTTTACATCCTAACTACTGCGCGTAAAGCGGATACGCTAGCGCCAGTTATGACGGTTGGCCGCTGGTCTGATCAAGAGATTGTACAACAAGTTCTAGAGCACTTGGGTGCGCCCGGTCTATATAAAGACCACGGCGACCTGCCGCTAACTAGCTGGAACCTAACTTATGATCGACGCGACATTGTGCGCTTCGAGCTAGGTTTACAGCAACAAATTCTTGAAGATGAGCGAGGTCAAGCAATAGACCTTAACTCTGCTCAAGAGAAACGTGCGGCTGTAGCGCTTGCCTTTGAAATCCTTCGTAATGAAGTATTCTTTAATGGTTATACTACTGGCGGTATGCGTACTTATGGCATCTTGAACGATCCAAACCTCCCGAACTTTGTAACTGTTGCTGCTGGTGGCGGCGGTGGTACTGAGTGGAGCGGAAAAACAGTAGATGAGCGAATCAGTGACATTGTCACAGCGATTCAATCTCTACGTCTTCAATCTGGCTCGAATATCGATCCGAAATCAATGGCTCTAACATTAGGATTGCCGTCTAACGTTGTGGATTTGATGCACGATGTTGATGGGCCTAATACATACGGCTACACAGTTCAAAAATGGCTAAATGAGAACTACCCAAATATCACTGTTGAAGCAATCCCACAATTTGAGAATGCTAACGCGGGTGAAAGTGTGTTCTATCTATACGCTGAAAGCGTACCGGGAACGGGCACTGATGACGGTAGATCAATCTATCAGCTAGTACCTGCAAAAATGCAGCCTCTTAACACAGTGCAAACTGTGAAAGGCTTCGACGAAGGTTACACAAACGCTTTAGCTGGCTGCTACGTCAAGCGTGGTTACGCTATCGTTCGCTTTACTGGCGTTTAATTAAATGGGGGGTATTTAACCCCCCTAAACTTACTATTGGTGCAAGGTAAATAAAATGGCAAAACAAGTATACGTCTACTCTAAAGCGGCAAATACTCAGTCACTTGTGATCTACAAAAAGAAAGCATCCGGTGACAAAGTTCGCGGCGTTAATAAGCATGAAAAAATTGTTGTAATTAATGGCGGTGCTGGTGTTACTGATAAAGTGACTCGACTATGCTCAAGAGCCGTTGAGACTGTTCTATCTGCGGAAGACTTCGATGCAATCAAAGAACTACCATCTTGGAAAAAGTTCTGTGCTAATGGATTTATGATTCATTCAGACAAGCAAATGTCAGAAGAAGACGCAGCCGCTAAGCTTTACGGTGAAGATAAATCAGCCGCATTGACCGAAAAGAAAGTTCATTCGCGCGCTAAAAAAGCCGGCGTAAAAGGGAAGCTTGAAATTAAAGCTGGCGACAGCGACGAGTAGCCACTATGACAACGCTTAATGTTTCACAATTTAGAATAAACTTTCCACCTTATGCGGATGAAACAACGTATCCAGATAGTTTATTGAATACTCAATACACTATTGGAAAGTGCTATATGGAAGATAGTTCTTGTGTTGCTAACGATCCGGATTGTTTGGAATACATGTTCGAGTTAATGCTTGCCCATCTTCTCTATATTCGAGATGAGGTTAATTCTGGTAATAATATTGGCGTTGTCACTACTGCAAGTCAGGGTGATGTTTCCGTAACCCTCGCACAACCACCTGTAAGAGATGAGTTTCATTATTGGTACAACTCTTCACCATATGGCAGACAGCTAATTGTATTGCTTGAAGCTAATGCAATTGGTGGTACTTTTGTTGGTGGATTGCCAGAGCGTAAAGGGTTTAGAAAGTTTGCTGGGGGTTTCTGATGTCTTCGGTAAAGGTCAATTTATCCGCATTAAAAAAACTATCCAAACAACTCAAAGAAGCCGACAAGAAAGAGCTACAAGTCGGTTGGTTCTCCTCTGCTAAATACGATGATAATACGCCCGTTGCTTATGTTGCAGCCCTTAATGAGTTTGGAAGGTATGCAAGGCCTTTTATCAGACCTGCAATAGCAGAAAATAAAAAAGACTGGAACAGTACCATTGAGGTTGCATTCAAGAAAATGCTTGCCGGAAATTTGACACCTGACAAAGCAATGACGATTTTAGGGCTTCAAGTTGAGGGTGATATCAAACAATCTATTGTAAGCGGAGATCATGCTCCTTTATCACCTATTACACTGGCTATTAGGCGACTAAAAAATGACGGTGTTAAAATTAATGCCACATTGGTCGGTATGGTAGCGGATGCTGTTGCAAGAGGTGAAACAGGGCCGGGACAATTAGGTCAGCCGTCTGGCAATACTGATCCACTGCGCGATACTGGTTACATGCTCGCAACTGTTACGCATGAGGTGTCTTAATGCGCAATTTCCCAATCAACCTACTGAGAACTGCACAGACCGTCATTGGTAAGCAAACTTATCAACTTCGCAAGTACAACAGCCGAATCACTAATGCGGCAGGGTATCGTGTGAGCGGATTTGATGCGCCTTTTGATATGAGTGGCAGCGTTCAGCGCGTTAAGTTATCCCAATATAAAGATAACGACCTCGACTTCTCAAAGATATACATTCGCATTTTTGACATTAATCTAATCGAGGCGTTAGATAGAGAAACCAACGCCGATCAAATCATTTGGGATGGGTATTTGTGGCACGTTATGCCTGAATCGAATTGGATTCAACAAGGAGGTTGGAACAGCGTGCTTGCTGTGAGATTGGAGAAATACACAGTATGACTGAAAACGAAGTGATTATTGCTCTTAAAGCCGAGATTGAAAACCAGCTTGCCCTTGCTGGCGTTACCAGTTTCGAGGTATCAAGAAGTGCACAGCCAACAGACCAGTTTACAGGTGCATCCGTTGACAGCACTGTAAAAACTCAAGTTTTCTTGCGTCCAATATCACCAAGTGAAAACTA